TGCCAGCAATACGCAACTTGCTTTTGAAGCGTGTGGGTTTGCTCTTCGCTCACAAATTATTTGGGCTAAATCTCGGTTCGTAATTAGTCGCGGGCATTATCATGTCCAGCATGAGCCGTGTTTCTATATGGTCCGCAAAGGTAAGACCGGCCATTGGTTAGGCGACCGATCACAGTCTACGTTGTGGGCGATCAACCACATCAAATCCGAGACCGGGCATTCGACGCAGAAGCCGGTCGAATGCATGCGCCGGCCGATCGAGAACAACAGCTCGCCCGGCCAGGCGGTGTACGATCCGTTTGTTGGCTCGGGCACCACAGTCATTGCCGCTGAGATGACCGGACGCGTGTGCCATGCGCTCGAGATCGCGCCGGCTTATTGCGATGTGACGGTCGAGCGGTGGCAGAACTTCACCGGGCGAAAGGCTGAGCGGATCGGCAATGCGGCTGCCGCCTGACGCGATTTTCCGGTATGTGCCGCTCGATCGATTGAGCGATTTCGTGTCGCTCGGCTGGCTACCGACATCGGAACTAGGTCCGGTGCATGGTTATTATTCGGTGCTGGCCGCCTGGATCTGCGGCTGTCCGGCGCGGGTACCGAACTAAGGATCGTTCCATGAAGGGCGTAAAATTCGATCCGGACGAAAGCACCCTCAAGACGATTGAGGGTCTGGCGAAGATCCAATGTACGCAGGGCGAGGCCGCTGCGGTTCTGGGTATCGACCGCACGACGTTTCTTGCGTTTCTCAAGCGAGATCTGAAAGCGCGTGCGAGATGGGAAGCCGGCCTTGAGAGCGGCAAGGCTTCGCTGCGGCGCAACCAGTTCAAGCTGAGCGAGACGAATGCCGCGATGGCGATCTGGCTCGGCAAGCAGTATCTCGGGCAGCGCGAGCCGGTGCGCTACGAGGAAGAGCATCCAGAGGTGCCGCTCGGCAAGAAGGAAATTGCGCAACGCGCTGCTGAGCAGGCGCATGAAGGAAGCACGTGGAGCAGCCTGGTTCAGTAGGCTGGCGGTTCGCCTGTCCGGACTGGCAGCAGCGGCTGACGGAAGGACGATCGCTCGTTCCCGATTTGCCGCTGGACGAGGCTGCAGCGGATAAGGCGGTCGACATCTTCAACAAACTGCGGCTGCCGGACGTCGTCGGTCAGCCGCCTTTGTCCGAGGCCGCCGGCGAGTGGCATCGCGACATCGTGCGCGCGGTGTTCGGCTCGCTCGACCGGAAAGGGCATCGCAAGGTGCCCGAGCTGTTCGCACTGGTGCCGAAGAAGAACGCCAAGACCACTGGTGGCGCTGCAATCATGCTGACGGCGCTGTTGCTGAACAAGCGGCCGCGGGCTGAGTTTCTGTTTGTCGGGCCGACGCAGGAGGTAGCCGATCTTGCGTTCCAGCAGGCCGCGGGAATGATCGATGCCGACCCGGAAGGCTATCTGCAGAAGCGATTTCTACTGCAGGAGCACATCAAGACCATCACGGACCGGCTCACCAAGTCAAAACTCAAGATCAAGACGTTCGACATGAAGGTGATGACCGGCGCGAAGCCGGTTGGCGTGCTGGTCGACGAGCTGCATCTGATGTCGAGCATGTCGTTCGCGATGCGGGTGGTCGGCCAGATCCGCGGCGGCATGATTGCCAATCCGGAAGCGTTTCTGATCTTCATCACGACGCAGAGCGACGTGCTGCCGGCCGGCGTGTTCCGGCAAGAGCTGGAATATGCGCGCGCCATTCGCGACGGCAAGTTGGAAAAGAGCCGCATGCTTCCGATGCTCTACGAGTTTCCGGAAGCGATGCAGCGCGACGGTTCGTGGCGCGACACGGCGAACTGGCGGATGGTGCTGCCGAACCTCGGGCGATCGATCACGCTGGACCGGGTGATTGCCGACCACGACGAGGCGCGCGCCAAGGGCGAGGAGGAAACGCGCCGCTGGGCTTCGCAGCATCTCAACATCGAGATGGGCGTTGCGATGAAGGCCGATGGCTGGGCCGGCGCCGAGTTCTGGACGGCTGCCGAGGATGCGGCACTCACGCTCGAGGAAATCCTGATCCGGTCCGAGGTCATTGTCGTCGGGATTGACGGCGGCGGGCTCGACGATCTGTTCGGTGTGTGTGTGCTTGGGCGATGTCGTGAGACGCGCGACTGGCTCGCATGGACGCATTCTTGGTGCCACGAGAGCGTGCTCGAGCGGCGCAAGTCGATCGCATCGCGGCTGTTGGCGGCGCAAGCCGATGGCGAGTTGACGATCTGCGGACATGCGACCGAGGACATCGAGGAAATAGTCGAACTGATCGCCGACATCGACAAGCGCAAGCTGCTTGCGTGCGTTGCGGTTGATCCGGCCGGTATCGGCGAGTTCATCGAGGCGCTGCGTGCGGTCAAGATCACGCAGGAGGGCGACCAGGTCATCGGCGCGCCGCAAGGCTACGCGATGATGAATGCGATCAAGACCGCCGAGCGCAAGGTCGAGAACGGCACGCTAAAGCACACGCCGAACAAGCTGATGGATTGGTGCGTCGGCAACGTGAAGATCGAGCCGACGGCGACGGCGATCCGCGCCACCAAGCAGAATGCCGGCGACGCCAAGATCGATCCGTGGATGGCTCTGATGGACGCGGTGATCGTGATGGTTCGCGATCCGAAGCCGAAGAGTGCGCCGCGGGTCGAACTGTTCTTCACATGATTAAACCAGAGGAGACCATCCCATGAAGAAGCTATTGCTAGCAGCGGCCATGTTTGGCGCGCTGTCAGCGCCAGCCTATGCGCAAGTTGTTCTCGGTGGCCAAACTTGGACCAATACCGGCACGACCTTGTCGCTCGATGCGGTGGTGCCGGGCGGCAACCAGCCTCTGAACACTCCGTGTATCATCTGCGGCGATAACCAACCGCAGCAACAGGCTGACTTCGGCTATACCAACTTCAAGAACAGCGGCAATCTCAGCGACGCGATCTTTTTCTCGACCAACGTATCGGGCGGTGCCAATCCCGGTATCGATACCGTGGGCCTGCCCTATGACGGCTCGTTCCTGCGGGCGTTCCTGCTCGCCAATGGCGATCCTGACTTGACGTTTTCCATCGGCATCGATGTCAATGACACTGGTGTGGCTCAGACGTTGGAGGCCTTCGCTCTTCTGAATCTGACGCAGCATACCGTGCTCGCACAGTACTCGCTGCTTCAGCCGGGTGGAACGTTGATCCCGTCGCAGAACAATGGCACGGGCTTCCCCGATTACACGTTGTCCGGTTTCGACATCAACCTCGGCACCGACATCCAGTTGGGTGACCAGCTCATCTTCTACGCACGGATTAGCGGGGCGAACGATGGACCTGACTCGTTCTTCCTGGTGCCGCAGCAAGTTCCTGGGCCAATCGTCGGCGCCGGCATTCCCGGCCTGATCGCGGCGTGCGGAGCAATGATCGCCCTCGCGCGCAATCGTAAGCGGAAGCAAGAACTCGGCGCTGCGTAAGTGTAGCGTCGTGTCGTGCGGGCGCGGTCTTGGTTATACGGATTTCCTTCGCCGCGTCCGCATTGCCTCTGAAATGAAAACACTCATCGCACTGTTCACGATCCCCATGCTGACCACTGCATCAGCGCAGTACCCACCGCTGCCCGCAACCGTGCAATTGCACAACAAGGCGACCAAGGAGCCGCTCGGCACCGCGACGTTCTCGGATAACCGTATTTATCTGCGGGATAAGAACGGCGAGCATTACGCTACGATCGTGTACGGCAAGGATGGCACGCGCACGATGTACGACGCGAGCGGCAAGGTCATGGACTCGACCATCGCCGCACCAGCTCTGCGTAAATAAAAACTGAGGCAATCCCTTATGCAGACCTCGATTCTCTCGACCAACATTCCGGCTCGGCAGTCGCTGTCCGATCCTCTGCATTTCCAAGGGGCAACCGTTGTCGGGCTCGTCATGCCGATCAGCGGCTGGACGCCGGCGGTCGTCAGCGTCCAGGGGTCGCCATTGGGAACCAACTTCTATGATTTGTTTGACGGAATACCCGGAGTAAATCCTTCACCGGAATTGATCTTTAGC